GTTACAGGTATAGCGTGGCTCCACGCCGTTCCCGCCCCGCCCGTCCGGTACCATCTGATCGCAGTACTGCGCCACCTGATACAGCGTCCATTTATCGATATTCGACGCCGTCAGCCGGTGGCCCAGACCAAAGCGATCGGCTACCACGATATCGTAAAAAATCCACGCCGGGTTATCTGTCCAGGCCCATTTAAACCCGCCCGTCCAGGTGCCTGTATAGGTGCGCGCTACCGGGTCGTATGTATCAGGCACCCGGATAACGCGCATTTCAGGCTCACAGGAAATCTGCGGAATGCTGCCATTGAACTGGCTGGAATCAAATTCGATGTACAGCAGCGCGGTGTTCGGATAGCGCAGCTTGGCGTCGATCACTTCCGTGTAGCTCTGCAGCGTCATGGTGTCGCCGATTTTGGCGCTGTTGGCATCCGGCGTTAATTTGCGAAGCCGCAGTGTCCAGGTACTACCGGCGCGCGGCAGGTCGATACGGTGGCTGCGCTCATAACCCGAGGTGGTTTTACCGGTTACCGCCGTATTGATTACAGTCTGCCAGGCTCCGCCATCTGTCTGCAGGTCAATGGCATAGGCCACTGAATTACCCACCAGATCCCCGTCATCCTCCTGGCGGTACAGCGATGGCCATTTGAGACGCAGGCGAACGGCAGAAAGCTGAGTGTTGGTAAACGTGCGCGTCCAGGCGGTGGCACTTGATACTTCGGTACCGACGGTGATTTCGTTTTCTGTACCCGGTATCCCCTGGATATAACTCTGAGCCTGGTTACCCGGGCGAAACTCCCAGGTGACGCCGCTGAAGTTTTGAGAGCCGTCAGCATTCTCAATAGCGGTACCGTCCAGGTAAATATCCTTGCCGGTCAGTTGCCCTGAGAACTCACCCTCACCCAGCGCGATTAATAATTTTGCCTTAGCGACAGACTGAAGGTCATCAGGCTGTTCAGTAGGCGTGCGGGATTTAGAGCCACCACCTTTGCGGCCTTTTATTGCGGTTGCTGTTGCCATATTGCGCCCATAAAAAAAGCCACCCGGAGGTGGCTACTGATCGAATATCAGGATGTTACAAATCTAAATACCTGGTTATGTTGTGGGTTCAGCCCGCCAGCGGTGGGACGCTGGTGAACTCACGCATGGAGGGATGGTTGATCACCTCCTTAAAAGGAAATTCAATGACTGTTTCTAGAGAAGAGTTTGAAAAATTAAAGGCAAGAACGACTGTTAATGAAGTGGCTCTTGCGTACACGATTACAAATTTATCTGCAAAATTTTCAGATATTAAACCTGCTGTAATTAATGCATTACAATCAGATATTAGCCGCAACGAAGCAAACAACCCAGCGATAGCTAATGCCCTCGCTGAATTAGCAGATTTAATCGCTAAATTTACTGTTACTGAAGAACGCTAAACACTCCGCTAAAGCTGGGTGAAACTCTATTTTCTCCTTTATTAATTGAAGCGGCCTGATTCTGGGCCGCTATTACCACTTTACCCGGACCTCCCGCTTCCTTCATACCTGCGATCTCTGCCTGCATCTGCACAATAGTCGCCTGCTGTTGTGCAACGGTTGTTGCCAGCGCTTCAACTCGTCTTTCTAAAGTCATAGTTTTCTCCTGCCTCTCAGCTAATAAGTTAATTGATTTACTGTTGATCTTCGACGTAAATACCGGCGGAAATAATCGCGCCACCAATTCGGCGTTTTCCGTAGCCAATCGGTACCGGATAACCTTGTGCGGCTGTATTCGTTACGCCACCAAAAGCGTATGAAGCACGGTTATCGGCGTCCTGTTTGCTGGCGAGTCCGGCGGGTTGAGGGGATAACATCTGAATAACTCCGCCTGCCATCAAACCAATACCAGCACTAACCATTGCTCCACCAACTGGAGAAGCCCAGCCGTAGGAAAGCCCAGTTACAATGACACCAACGACGACTAAAACGGCACCAAGAATTGTCTGTAGAACGCCTGCTTTCTTACTGCCAATTATTACAGGGACGATACGAATCACTTCTTTTGTTACTGGAAAACCAAGATCATCTACACCTATATTTTTTTTGCCAAGGAACACCGCATAGGTTAAGCCGCGACGCTGACTGGTGATCATAAATTGCTCAAAACCCTTGATCGTTGCGGCCAGAGCACGTGGAGCCTCATGAATAATGTTAATAAGTCGATGATGCGTTTTTCCAAAAGTCTTACCTAAAATACCGCTCAATTCTATTTCAGCCATTACTTCTTGCATGATTACTCCCAAAATAAAAAACCCACCATTGGTGGGTTGAGTGGCTAATACTTAACTCATTCTAACGGCAATGGCTTTACATCTACATTCCCGCTTGGATCTGCAAAAAGCCGTACTGCTTTGGTTTCACCGGTTTTGAGCTGCACATAACTCCCGGCGGGTATTGCATCAGAAATGCAAAGTTTACCCTCACCTTTTATTGCAACACTCCATTCTCCTGCTTTTAATTTAAAAGTAGCTTTCTCTCCAGGATTAAGGATGGCCGACTTTTCATTATTGAGATACACGCCTGTATAACAACCGCTACCTAAATATCCCTTATCGCGAACAACAATAAGTGTTGAATCAGTGTCTGGTGTTTTGTTTTGATATTTCAATAATCTTTCATGTGGAGCTTGCTTCGCTTGGCTGGGAAGAACGGCTTCAGTTGCACACCCAACTAATCCAAACAATGCCGCTGCAAACAGAATTTTTTTCATATCCTTATCCCCTTTTGGTTTGGAGAAAGGTTAGCACAGAGACTTATGACGTAAAATCTTCATGGTTCGCTCAATCCAGTAACCGCCGTACGGCACCCGCTGGCTGAGGTGTCCAAAAAGGTGATGCAGCAGCATGTTGCCTTCCAGCAGAATCCCGGCGTGGTTCCACTTATTCGACTGGACCTGCATGATCACCACGTCACCTGGCTGTGGCGCTCCGGTGAATTCCCGGAAACCGCATTCGAACCATTTGTCCTGGTAAAAATTATCCGGGTACTGGTCCTCCCACCAGGGATAATCAACGCGGTAATCAGTCAGCTCGATGCCATATGTCTGGCGAAAGTAGCTCATCACCAGCCCCCAGCAGTCGTAAACGCCCAGCACGAACGGACGTTCCAGCAGCGGAATTTCACCGCGTGGCATGATGGTCCGTAAATCGCCTTCCGGCCAGCTGACGATATGCCAGGGCAGCGCCGTCACATCACACTGCGCCTTGTCCAGTTCGCTCGGCTGCGTGGTGGCGTCGGGATGGCTGTGCACGATGGCAGTAACCGTTCCCCAGTCTTCCGCTGCGGCGTAATCCTCCGGCGAGAGGTGAAAATGTTCTGTGGGTTCAGTAGCGAGATTACGACAGGGGAAATATTTTTCCACTCTGCTTTTCTGTGCCACCACCCCGCAGCACTCGCGGGGATATTCCGCTTCGGCGTGGGCCATAATGTCCGCGATGGTCTTTTTACGCATGTCAGCTCCGGATCAAAGAAGTGCCCGGGAAGCCGCCGAACGGCAGCTCGTTACCTTCACCGAACCGCAGTTTGCAGGCGGTCAGCGTGCCGTTGCATTCATCGCGGGACGGGTCGTCCACGGGATTGTTGTTTTTGTCGAAATATCGCGTCCCGGCGTAATCACAGCCATCACCGGTACGGTATTTATTACGGATGCACCAGGTACAGAGGGAATGAAGCTGGCGTGTCGGGATCATCAGTCCCTGCAAATCCATGGGGCTCGATAACGCGAACTCCACCACCTCACTGGTTTCAGAGGTTTTCGCGTCGATATACCAGACCTGCAGTTTTTCCTGCGTGGCATCTGCCGTCGGGTTTCCGCCGGGAAAGTTACGCGCGTCGAGGTATTGCGCCAGCGTGTCATGAATAGTGACCTTCGCCTGCAGCATATCGTCATACGCAAGGCACAGCGCCGTGACAGAACCATCAAGATTGGCAACACGAAAGACCGGCTGCGCACTTTCGCCCCCCGTCGATTTTTCTATCCCTTCAATCTCACACGGCCAGGCCTTATATTCCTGACCCTGCCACCAGATGCTTTTTGCAGCCAGTTTTGATTCATTACCGTTGGCGGCGAGTATTTCAGCTTCAGAATGGGGAATGCTGTGACTGTGGAAGCGCATAACCTCCCCCACGCCGAATGCCGTGCCGTCGACAGAAAAAAGCCGGACTGTGTCGCCCGGCTCAAGTTTCTGGTAATCGCTGTTGATCATGGTGCAAACGCCTGTTCAAAGGTTGCAGTAATTGTCATTACCGTTTTGCTCTTTATGATTTTCTGAAGGCTGTCAGCCTCAACCCGCCATAAAGCGAGATCACCGAAAGGCGGTTTAAACGAGAAGGATTTTGTTTTATGACGCCGGAGAAAAGCATAAATCTGCAGGCCCAGTTCTGGTCGCCCGGTAAAGGAATATTCGTAGGTCAGGGTCTCGCTGTTCAGCCCTGAGCCGCTGACCTGCGTATAACCGTCGCCGAACTGAACTTTACGGATCGTGTCGGTGCTTTTAGTTGTGGGCTGACTGGCCGACTGAATGGACCAGGGAAAGGATTCAATAGCCATGTATTATCTGCCTCTGGTTGCGTTCCAGATCAGGCCGCCAGGACGCACTGCTTTAGCAATGCCATCATTAACAGCCTGCGTAATGACCTGCTGGTAAGCCCGCCCGAGTTGGTCTCCGGGTGGTTGCTTCGTTTCGTTCTGCGGGGAGGTGACGGACACAGGCGCATAGACGCTGACACCAAAAGGCGCGGCGACGGCTGTTGACCCACCACCGACAAGGCCACCCGATGCGTAACCCCGCATCAGGTTATAGAGATTGCCCACGCCGAGGCGGCTGGTTGCCTCTTTGGTAAATACGAACTCGCCACGGTGAACCACCCCGGCAGGCTCGTATTTCCCCCCGGATCCAGTGTAACCGCCGGTGGCAAAGCCCATTGCCGTCGTGGCCGAGTTCACCATTCCCACCAGCGCCTGCTTCATCAGTATTTGGGTAAGCATGGACATAATTGATCGCGTAAAATCTGACCAGCTTGCTTTACCGTTAGTGAGCATTGCAGCCATGTTTTCACTGATACCGTCAAACGCGGTGGAGGCTAATGATTCCATCTGGCCGTACGCGTCAGAAGCTGAATCAACATAGTTAGCCCACGCGGTTCGTGCCCCTGCCTGCCAGTTACCGCGTAACTCATCCTGAGCCGCGTAAAAATTCCTGAGCGACTCCAGTTCCTGCCGGTACCCTTCGTCTGTTTCCGTGCCTCCTGCATTCTTCCAGCCCTGCAGCAGTTGTGCTTCGTCCAGACGGCGCTGTGTTTTACGGCTACTCATCCCGGCACTTTCCGTCAGTGCCCGGGTCTTTTCACTCATTTGCGTCGAATACTTCAGTGACCTGTCCTGTAGATCATTCAGCCGCTCCTGAATTAACTTTTCATCACCAAGGCGGGCGTTTATTTCCGCCTGGGTAAGAATTTTATTCTTATTGCTGAGAAGTGATTTTTCATCGGCACTCAATGCGCGGTTTTTCGCGGCGTTCTCCAGCACGGTAAACCTTGCCTGCTCTTTCCATAGGTTTTTCCGTTCCTGACTGATGCTGTCATTCAGACCGCGGTGCTGACGCAATACCTCCAGTTGCGCCTGAAGTTCAAGTGTTTGCGCGCTGATCGAATCTGATGCCTTAACGCCACCAGGCGTGGTGGTTTTGGCGGGCTTTTTAAGCGAACTTTCGTATTCCTTTTTCGCTGCGGCCATCAGGGTGTTGTAGCTTCCCTGAAGGATGCGCCCTTCCTGCAGGGCCTTGTTCAGCTCCTTCTGTTTACTGGTATATTTTTCCAGAGCAGTCTGCGACTTTTCATATGCGGCCTGCGCCTGAGAGGCATATTTCAGTCTGTCCCGCTCGGCAACTGACTGAGCTTCAGCGCCTTCTGCGGAAACAGTCTGCATATCGGCCTGCAGTTGCGCCGCCTGAAGACTGATTCGGGTGCGGTCCAGCACTTTCTGATACTGATTGCGCATCGCGTCAGACACGCCCGGTCCGGTCGCGAATTTATTGAAGTTGTTCTGGGCGATATCGAACTGCTGCTGCGCCTTTTTCAGCAGCTCTGCACCGGTATCAGGGCGACCGATATCAAGGATTTTGTCCCACATTGACTTAAAGGCGTCGCCGACTGTGTTTGCCGCACGCTCCAGCGTGCCCATATTGCCTTCAATGGCACGGGTCTGGCGTTCAAAACCTTCAGTCGCCGCGTCGTTTGCCGCTTTCAGTGCGCCTGCCGCATCGCCGGAGCGCTGGAGCTGTGCCACATGCTCAATCTGTTCAGCCGTCACGTTATGAAACTGCTGCGCCATGGCAATCAGGCCGGATGTGGGATCGCTGGTCAGTTTTCCGAACGCTCTGGCAACATCTTCAATCTCAAGACCGCTTTTGTCCGCGAACTCAGTAATGCTCACCGAAAGACGCTCGAAATTAGCGCCTGCAGCAACACCTGCATTTACCAGCGCCGTTAACGTCCCGGCGGCAGCCGAGAAGGTAATCCCGGCGCTGGCGGCGGCTTTACTCACCATCAGCATTCTTTCGGCAGTCAGGCCAGCAGTATTGCCGGAAAGCACCAGTGTTTTATTGAAATCGGAGAGCTGTGAATTACTGCGGTACCAGGAATACAGCATCAGCCCGGCGGTAACCGCAACAGCGGCCAGCGCCACATTAAACGGCGTGATAAATCCGCGTGCCCGGCCAAGATTCTCTGCAGCATCGGAGGCGTTATTAAAACTCTCCGCAAGTTCACCCGCGCTGTCGCTCGCTTCATCCGTGGATTTCTGCACATCACCACTAAAGCCGAAGAGCGCATCGCGCAGCGCCTGAAACATCGGCCCGAAGCCGCCGAAGCTGTCTTTCACCTGCCCGCCCTGCTGGAGCAGGATGAGGAACGGAGACTGCCCACCGGCCAGCTGCGTGGCAATATCGGTAAACTGAGCAGGCAGCATGCGTACAGCATTACTGTACGCGCCCACTGACATCCCTGCACGGCGGGCTGCGGCTTCCTGCCGGTTAAACGCCCGGTCCACCTGGTCGGCGGCAGCGGTTGCAGCCTTACCCAGTTCGCTGAGTTTCTTTCCGCTGTAAGCCAGTTGCTCATTAAATTTTGGCGAATTCAGATCGAGATTAACGATCAGGTCACCCACCGGCTGGGCCATAGCGCACTCCTCCTAGACTTTCAGCAACGGACATCATGGTGTTGTCATCCTGTTCGGTAACCAAATCAGGGGGATTAAGAAGACTGAAGCTGGCGGGAGTCAGCTCCGTGTCCTTACACATGATGGAAATAATAAGATGGCTCAGGCGGGAAAAATGAACATCCTGCAGATCGTTTTCGAAATACTGTTCGCGGTAAAAACGCCCCCACTCAGCCAGTTCTGAAGATGACATGCCGGCAAGCATCTGGCGCCAGTCCGGGCGTCGAAATTCCCTCGCCAGCTTCATGACAAAATTCAGCTCGCCGGCGAGGACTTTTCCGCATCGGGCGCTTCGGCTTCTTCCTGATCCCCGGCATTGTCTGGCGAGGCCTCCGGCAACATATCAGACAGCACCTTCACGAACCGATCAGCAGCCCCAATCATGTTGATCGGCCAGCCGGACAGAATGTCCTGATGCAGTTTTTCAACATCGCCTTTAGCGGGGTCGGCCTGCCAGAGCGACATCGCAACCAGTCGGGCGCCGAGGCGAATATTTTGCTCCACCAGCAGCGGGTAAAGCGTTTTCTCGTCAGCATCTTCCGGCAGTTCTTTTTCTGCTCCGGCAATAAACTGCAGGTGCTCAATACGCTGTAAGGCAGAAAGTTCGAAAAGCGTAATTTTCTCTTCACCATACTCAAAGAGACCGGATTTCAGGTATTTAGACATTTTTACTCCGTAAAGGGGCTTTCGCCCCTCAGGGTTCAGGAAACGGTAACTTTACAGATCGCAATGAACTGACCGTCACTGGTCATCACCACGATGTCCGCCTGGCCGGCGGCCACGCCCTTAACGGTCAGGACATTGCCGGCCACAGTTACAGTCGCTTTCGAACGGTCGGAAGACGACGCCAGGAAAGTTTTATCCGTGGCGCCAGACGGGTTAACCGTGACATTCAGTGAATCGGAAGCATTGACCGCCAGTGCAAGTGCGGTTTTGCTCAGCGTCACGCCGGTCACCTGAGTAACGGGTGTTCGGGTCTCTTCCGCCAGGCTTGGCTTGCCGTTGTTACTGATCTTCACGCTGCGGGTGATCACTTCTTTTGCCGGAATGGTTTTACCCAGGCTGCTGATCCAGCCTTTAAACACGTCAACCGTACCGTTGGGGAATTTAATTTTGTAGGCGCGCACATCGCCTGCATAGAACCAGTCAACCAGCCCCTGCTGCCCGGATTCACCCGGCTTCCAGGCCAGCACAAAGCTGGTTTCGCCAGCGGACTTTTCACCCTGTGCGGTGTTCGTCCAGTCAGCGTTGGGATCGTCAAGATAAGTATCGTCATAAGACTCCGCCGTCAGTTCCCCCGGCGTCAGTTCTTTAACCTTTGCCGTGCGCGTCCAGTCCGTGTCAGAAAGCGGGTTCGCATAGGGATCGCCGGAACCGGTGTACACCCAGAACGTGGTGCCGGCGCCCTTAACGGGCTCAAGAGGGTTTGGTGTTGGCATAATTTCCTCACATCACATAAGAGACAGAATATTGCAGGTCCGCCGAGCCCCACGTCGCCAGTTCGTCATCGCGCTGGTAGTCGTAGCCCCGGGCAGACATGGTTTCGAGAACGCCGGAAAGCGTGGGAATGCTGGCCATGACCGGATAAATGTTGTTTTCCATCCATTCATCCAGCGCCGAATCGGTGTCATCCCCTTTCAGAAAAACTTCGATATGCAACGTCGCTCGCCACATATCTTCGTCAACGGATTCGTCGGAAGACTCGGCGTCCGTGAGATACACAGCCACCGCCGGCAGATCCTGCGCGTCCAGTACGGACGGACGGCCATCAAACCAGGTCACAGCCTGAGCATTACCCGCCTTCAGGGCGTCAAGCACAGCTTTACGAATCAAAGGGTGTTTCATCTGGTGACTATCAGCCTCAGTTGGTTGCGAAGCGCGGCGGCCATCTCTTTAGCCAAATCGGTTTCGGTCAGCCGCTTACTTTCTTCCTTAAACGCCGTGGTTAAGGGTACTGCCAGCGGGATACTCACCACCTCAACCGGATATCGCGCCCGGGTGGTGCGGCGAAGCACATGCCAGCGCCCGTTTTTCAGTTGCTGAATGAAACCGCCGGGAAAGGAAAGCTTACCGATGCGCAGTACACTGCCGGCACCGGATACGTCACGCCTGCGGCGGGAAAGCCTGACGCTGGCGACGCCCAGTTTGATGGCGGGAAGATTTCCGCGGTTGACCCGGATAGTCGCCAGCGGTTTACGGACGGTGGCTTTCTTCAGGCGGGCACGCTGATTAACCAGCTTCCTGGGTACTTTCGTCTGTCCTGCAACACGCCGGGTGCTGTGGCTGACTGCCCGCACGGCCACGCGGTTAACAGCCTGAGAGGATGCACGCGGTACCGCGGTTTTACTGATGCTTTCAAGATTGGCGATGGCCTGCTCCAGTCCTTTGATGGACATGCTGCCCCCTTATTCAATCCAGATTTGCGGCTTTCCGTTGAACGTTTGCTGACGGGTAATTTTGTACGTCTCACCTTTCCAGATGACGACATCATGCCGGCGCGGTTTCAGTGAATCCGAAAACACAACGAGGGACAGACCCTCACCGGCCAACGGTCCCATTTCAGCCACAAACTGGCTTTCGATGGCGTCATACCCGGTGCCATTAATCAGCACACGCTCTCCCATCTGCCGGACAGTGGCGGCGTCCATGCGCGCCACCATTTGCCGGAAGCGGTTAGCCATTCAGCCTTACCGCGACTGAAGTGGCATTCGCGCCGGCAGCTTCCCACGCCTTGCCGGCCGGTACCGCTCCGGTCGCATCCAGCTGGATTTTTCCGCCTTTGATATAAACCGCCTTACCCTGGGCGATATCATCTGCGGCCAGTTTTGGCAGGATCACGACGCCGGTCGTGCGTCCATCGCCGGTTTCACCGGGTGCGATATCAACGATTGCCACTGCGACAACGTCACTGATTACAACGGGTGCGCCACTGAGGATTGCGGAAGCGCCACTGTTAGTGATGGCGATGGTATTGCCATCCTGAAGATAATTTTTCATGCAAGTCTCCACGGCCCCTGGCGGAGCCGAATTTCAGACACAAAAAAAGCCCTGACGGGCCACGGGAACTACAGGGGTGAGATTATTTCCCGGTGGATTTGACCAGACCGCGGTAATCAAGCGGCGCCACACCCGCGTCGATACGCACTTTGGTGGCCACACCGTCTGTGGTGAAACCCTCCTGCTGATCGATGTACGGCGTATCGACGCCGTTCAGGTAGGCAACCTCGATGGTGTCGCTGCCTTTCCGGGCGGCCAGGTACCAAGCAGCCGGGTCAGCATCATCAAGACGGGGCTCAGAAATGATTTCTGCAAAGTTCCGGATCGGGTTTTCGATACCGGCGTTGACGTCAGCACCCTTCACGCTGGCAGACTTGATGGTCTGGCTGGCTAAAGTTTCCAGCACCGTCGGTACCAGGACGTAAGCCGGGCGAATGTTAAGCGAGCGCTCCCCTTCTTTCTGAACACGCATCAGCTGGCGCGCCTTATCAAGGCTGGTGACATCGATAGCGCCGTTCGAGAGGTTTTTGTGATCGGCACTGAACAGCGCCTTACCGTCTGACAGTTTCGGGTTTTCAATCAGTACCGCATAAACCAGATCGCCGATGGTGGCCTTCGCAGCACGCCCCATTTTGGTGGGGACATCAGTCAGCTGGTTCAGATCATCATTGATGATGGCCTGGCGGGTAATGGAGAAAATCTCACCGTAGGTCGCCAGCGCAATGGTCTCGCCTTTATCACCGGTGGTCACGTACTTATATTCAGCACCTTCGCGAACCTGACGCAGTGACGGGAAGCCTCCCATACCAACACGGTGCGCGGTCTTGAAGTCGCTCAGGCTGCCTTTCTTGGTCCACAGCTCAAAGGTTTCCTCGGCCTCTTCCCAGCCCTGCAGTAGTGCTTTATTGGCAACGTCCAGCAGGATATTACCGAAATCAGAGGTGCTGTGCGTCAGCGCGAAGCCGACCATCTGCATCGGGTTATAACTTGCCACGCCGATACCGCGTTCTGTCAGGGACATACGCGCATACTCACGCAGGGTCATGCCGTTGTAGACGTTATCGCGTACCACATCTTCATAGCCGGCACGGGCCATCAGCGCCTGGCGAATACCGTCGCCCACGATATTCCCGTTACTCGCATAGATGTGGGTGGTGCTGGTTTTGTTGGAAGGGGTCGCTGTTTTGCCGAGCTCCGCCAGCAGCTTGTCCTTGGCCTGCTCAACGGTGCAGTCCAGATCGGCAATACACTGCGCCTGCAGATCCTGGTGGCGGTTGCCGAACATGGCAAACAGATCATTAATGCCGTTGAGCCGTTCACGCTGTTCTGCAATCACCTGGGCACGGATGGCGTCAGCGTTTACCGGATCCTGCGGCGTATCCTGCGGCGCGGGGTTTTGCGGATCGCGGGTGGCGGTGTTGCGCGGCGGGGTGACCATATTACGAATGCTTTTTGGCATCTTCTCAAATTCCTCAATACGTTTTGAATGGATACAGGCCATCGCCTGCAGTGACGGGGTCACCTGGTCGGCAAAACCCTGAGCCAGGCACTCTTCGCCGGTAAGCCAGGTTTCGTCTTCCAGCATGGCGGCAATCTCATCATGAGATTTGCCTGTTTTGGCCGCGTAGGCCGGGATAAGAACACTTTCGACTTTGTCGAGCAGGTCGGCATAGTCGCGCATGTCATCTGCATCGCCGCCCGCGAAACCCCATGGCTTATGGATCATGAGCATGGTGTTTTCCGGCATAATGACCGGGTTACCGACCATCGCGATGACCGAGGCCATTGACGCAGCCAGGCCATCGATATAAACGGTGATGGCGGCGCCGTGGAACTTCAGGGCATTAAAAATGGCGATGCCGTCGAAGACATCGCCACCCGGCGAGTTAATGTGCAGTTTGATGTGGGTGATATCACCCAGGGCTTTAAGGTTGGCCACAAACTGTTTTGCCGTTACCCCCCAGTAGCCAATTTCATCGTAGATGTAGATCTCGGCCTCGCTGTCGGCGCTGGCCTGCATACGGAACCAGCTATTTTTTACGCTGGCTTTCGGGCGGTTCATTACCCGGTTTCGTTTCCTGGACACTGGTGTCTCCTTTGTCATTTGCCGGGTCTGTGTCGAACACCAGCCCCTGTTTGCGGTTTTCATCAACCTCTGCTTTGCGGCGGCGTTTTACGTCATCCGGATTGGCACCGCGCGCGCGCACCCATTCGCTTTCCGTGGCCGCGCCACCGCGTAACAGCAGCTTCCACGCCGTCGCCTCTTTCACCGGATCAATCCACGGCATGACCGGCCCCGAATACACCGCGTTAAAAAGCGAAGCCTTATCCATACCGCGTGGCAGCTGGATTTCTCCTGAGGCGACAGCCATCTTCAGCCATGCGCGGTACATCGGGCGGGTGATTGCGGCAATAAACGCGTCCTGGAGAATGAGGTAACCTTCAGTGGACTCCACCAGCTCCTGGCGCTGGGCGCTGTAGGTACCGTCATAATTCCGGGCGATGCTGGAGAAGCTGCCGCGGGAACCCGCAGCAACCGCACGCAGCTGGCCGTTGCGGAAGGTTTCGAGGTTGGGATTGGGCCGGTCGGATTTGATCATCCCGATATCTTCACCGGGACGCAGATCGTCAAACAGCATGCCGGGTTCGATATTAAGCTCGCGTGACCCGCTGTCAGCATCGTCAGGATAGGACTGGCCGTCCCCTTTTTTGATGAACATGCCCAGCGCGGCAGCGATACGCGCTGCGGTCAGTTCGGCGTCCTCGTATTCCTTCAGTGCAGACAGGCGCATCATCACACCCGCCAGCAGGGAGTTACCGCGTAACTGGTGCAGGCGGCGCATGAACTTCAGATGCAGCATGTTTTCAGCGACAATATCTTTGGTTTCGCCCAGCATCATCCCTTCAGCGGGCATGTTGCGGTACACCAGATATTTCACCGGACGCCCCCAGTCGTTCAGATAGATGCCCTGGCTGAGTTTCTGGCTGGGATCGGTTTTTTCCAGCGGGACGAAATCCGGCTCCAGCGCCTCGAGCCAGAACGGGATGCCCGCCACCGGTGACAGACCGTTTCCTGTACCGCTTACCAGCTGGGCAAAGACTTCACCATCACGCAGCCAGGTTCGCGCCATCAGGCGCTCAAGCACAGGCCGCGTAAACTGCCCGGTTACGTCCGGAGAAACCGACCATTCCGCCCATTTTGCACGGATTTGTGTGGCAAGCGCGTCAGCCAGCTGACCGTTTGCCAGCAGCGGTTGGGGCTCCACAATGATGCCTTTCGCGCCGACGATACGCTCTTCCAGCTTGTCGAGTACGCCAATCACCAGATCGTGATTGCAGTCCAGCCAGCGCGCCTGCTCGCGCAGGGAGCGACCACCGAACTGGGTTAACTGGTTGGCGGTGCGGTTTTCGCGGCGGGCGCGGTGAGTACGCGTCGGCATAACCGCTTCATATGCCTGGATCACCATCCGGGAACGCAGCCGCGCCGCTTTCCAGCCCGGTGAGAACAGGCCAATTGCATTATCCAGCAGGCTCATCGCGGAAACCTCGCCAGTTTAAATCCACCGGAACCGCGTCCCGCTGCAGCGGCAGTCGCCGATGCCAGTTTTCGCTCCCACTCCTGGCGGCCTTTACGGATTTCACTGAGGTTTTCCATGGTCATCTGCTGGCCATTAAAGGTGATGGATTTCCCCTGCAGCACGGTTAGCTCCGCCTCGGTGTAGCGGTCGACCATATTCTGGATATCGTTAAGCGTCACACCCAGCCTCCTGATGTTGATGGTGCCCAAACCGAGTCACGGGAGGGTGACTTAGCCTTCGGCTGAGATACTGCCGGTACCGGCTTAGTAACAGCCTCCACAGCTGCCGGGCCATCTGCCATTTCAGCCACAACCCATGAGTCGCGGCGCGCCCATTCCGGCGCATCAGGCCATTTAATCTTTTCGTAACCATGCAGAATGACCAGCGCATGCGCATACACCATAAGGTCAAACGCCTCATTAGCGCCCTTACCGGGCTTCGTCCATTTACCATCAGGGGAACGCTCCTCATAGGTCAGTTCGTCGTAGAACCACTCCCCCAGCCAGTCGGGGAAATGAACATAGTTCGGCCCGGGAACATCACGCCAAAGGGCGTTGTTGATCCGGTCCTTCAGTGCGTTGGTTTGCAGAAGATAAAGAGGAACGTCACCTGCCGCCTTTGCGCGGCGGGAGGAGCGCCCGGTGTTATCGGGATACGTTCGGGTGATGAGTTTTGCACGTGTCTGACTGTCACCCTTGAACAGCCAGACTTTGCGCTGCAGACCGTCACGGCGACAGCGCCGCCAGAATTCATAAGCGTTATCCGTCACCCCGTCTTCACCGCCGGAGTCCACCGCCATCGCCATCAGACCCATGCGCTTTCCGGGCTCGCCTTCTATCGCCCAGGTTTTCTCCAGCACATCCGTGCGCAGCAGTTCCCAGTCTTCCGGGTAGCTTGCCGGATCGATGTGAAAACTTTCGCCGTCGGCGTTCGTACGCAGGGACTGAAGGATGTTGTAGCGGTCCACTATCCACCGCTCACCCTGTGCGCCGTAACCCACGACCTGAACAACAAAACGGCGGTTGCGTCCGCCCTGCACATCAACCGTGGCCACAAGAAACTGAACACCGGCAGGCACCCGGCGTTTTTCCACCGGCTCGGCGCGCTGTTGCAGCGCTTCACCCTTACGCTGGTTAAGACCGGATCGCGGAAGGTAAGGAAGCCCCCAGTCGGTATTGATAACCGTCTTGAGTGTTTCTTCACTGCCCGTAACCTCGTAGTCCTGCTCAGCCGTCAGCAGCTTGTAAACCAGTTGTGCCCAGGTCTGATATGCCGCGGCAGGCCCCTCCATCCAGAACGAGGCGATGCGGGAACGCCGCGCCTCGCCGGTGACAGTGCCGTCGCGATCAATGTGCTGCCCTTCGCGCAGCCAGACCCCTTTCAGGTTGAGCGTACGCTTCATGTCCGCGGTGATTTTCCCGTTGCATGACGGGCAGCAGATATGCGCGGCTTCGCTGGCTTTAACGGTGTCACTGATTTCACGGTAGCCAGTCATGGCATGCATTTCCGGCTGGAAATATTCGCCGCAATGCGGGCACGGCCAGTACCAGCGGCGGCGATCGCCACGGTTATAGAGCGCCAGAATGCCGGTAGTTGGCGGCGCTTCATGGGGCGACGTGCGCCGCCATTTGGTATCAATGATGTCCCGCCCGGGAGAGCTTTCCACAAGCGTCATACCCGAGGACATAAAGGTGGTGGTACGTTTTGAGGCAAGCGAAAAGGCATCACCTTCCCCGTCGATATCCTCGGGGAAACGATCATAATCAGTCAGCGCAACGCACTTGTAATCCGAGGAGGACATGATGTTCACTGACGGCCAGCCGATCTTTAGGTAGTTACCTGCCCGGAACGTGCGATCGTGAACGTTATTATCGTTACGCCGTGGACTGAGCCGGCTCTTTACCTCAGGACTACAGCGAAAGGTACGGTCAAGACGCTTTTTCGAGTGTTCGCGCGCCTTCTCCTCCGTCATCTGTATGATCAGCATATCGGAGGGGTCACAAACCACGTTGTAAACCACCCACCCGTCAATCAGGCCAATAGTTTTCCCGGTTCGTGCAGGGCCAACAAACACGACGGCATCATATTCACGTGACGCCAGGCAGTTCATTGGCTCTATAACATAGGGGGCAAGGTTCGGGTCCCACGGTACCGAGTTTCCTGCGCCCATAGGGACACGCATATATTTACTGACCGCCTCGGCCACCAGCATGCGTCGCGGGGCTCGAAGAATTCCAGGCATATCCCTGCGGATACCCCTTGCGGATGCCCGCTTCGCCATCAGTCCTCCTCAGGCTGGTCCTCCTCCGGTTCGGCGTCCAGAACCCTCTGGGCTATCTGGTCGCGTAGATCATCAATAACGCTCTGCACACGGGCGACAGCTGCGGGCGATAAGGCACAGTCACGCTCCAGAATGTCGGGTAACGTTTCCAGAACCTGCACCACGGCCTTTGACATGACAGCAAATTCCCGGGCGACCTGCTCCGCCGGAATGAGCTGCCCCGTTTCCTGCTCGAACTTGATCCGTTCGTTCTCAGCTTTCCAGTGAGCCAGCCTGTCAGAGGGTTGCATGTCATCCACAGTGGCGGAAACCGTGGGCACCATAAGTTCCGTCAGGATGTCGGTGACCAGAAAAAGTTTCAGCTTGCTGTTACTGCCAGGGGCTGGCTCGACGTTTTTAAGCCTGGCGGCTACCGTCTGACGATGCACATTCGTGATCCCGGCGAGCTGGTTGATGTTGAGCTTCAGGGAAGCGATTTCCTGGTCCATGATGGTGAGCGCTTTTTAACCGTTTCGACATCTTTGCAAATCGCCACCGCGAAAAATCAGCGACTTGCGCACATGATGATGATGACCACAGATCTCAAAAACCAGCCGTTTTCCGCGTGCCCGCCGCCTCGTGGTTAAGCCCCCCTCCGGGAGGACCCGCCATGATGAGATATATTCTCATTTGCATTTGAGCGGCACTTCATTTAGCCGTCTAGATATCTTTCATGGACGATTAAGGGCGAACTAATCAGCGTCCGCAATTGAAAAGCAATCCACCCGGCTTCAGCGCGTTGCGGATGGTATCAGACAGAGCCTGATCGATACCCCGCTGAAGCCTGACTGCATCTGATTCCCGTTCAGCAGATAGCGCATTCACTTTTTCCACCAGCGACCGGAACACTTCACTGTTACGCACCGCATCAATAACGGCTTCACGCATATCATCGCTAAGACATATTTTTGATGCGATTGCACGCCCGGAAAAAACACAGGCGTTATCTTTTAAGGTGAAAGCTTTGGAGTCCGGTAAATCTTCGGCATTTTTCATCAGGCGGTCATCTGACTGGCTTTTGAAGTCGTCATTATGGCCAGTCGTGATGCCGCCACCGATACTGGCGTTATGGATTGTTCCCGGCTGGATAAACGCCTCGTTGATGAATACCTGACCTACCCGCAAACTGAACTCTTCAAACGCGCGGGCCATCTTTTTAATCACTTTCATGACTTCCTGGAGCTCGCTGGCTTCAGTTTTGACGCCAGCATTCAAGTTGTAAGTGCTCTTCTGCAATGAATCAGGCTCACCCGCAATATGCGCCTCTCCTGATTTATTCAGGTGCCAGCCCGTTTCGGAATTTTGCGCATCGCTGTTATCTGATGCGTTACGAAAGAAGCCATCAATGCGGTTGAGATAGTCACTGGCATCAGTGGATGAAACACCATCAAGCCAGTCGCTGGATCGCCAGTCACGAGATTTACCGTTTTTATCCACCAGCCGCAAACGTACCTGCAAGCGTTCGCCTGCCTTCAGTCCGCCGATTAGCTTTCCAGTAAACGGCCATGGAATAAATTCTTTATCCATCCGGCCATCAGCGAACAAACACTGTAATTCAAGACGGTTGCCCCAGAAACTTCCATCAGGCCATTTCCAGTGAACCTTTACACCCCATAGCGCGGGTGATACTCCCTTGACGGGAAGATCTAAGCATTCGGACATTTTTATTTCCTTTTAGACGTGAGCCTGTCGCACGGCAAAGCCGCCGAAAGTTAACGGTTTGCCCAGGCTCACAGCTGAAAGACTTTCTTCGATGTGCGCGTGCGATGCGCATAAAAAAACTGCCGGGGGTGGCAGTTGAATATCACTAAATTACCAGGTTTTCTATGGCGTTAACCGCTTCGAGTATGAGAAAAATCCCATGCCAAATCCTTGCAATTTGCTTACATTAGTAACGTAACGAATATGCATTTGCATGCTCTAAGCAACAGACTGGATTTCATGTTGCTCAGAGTTTTTTTCTTTTAATCCCTGATGTCAATCTCTCATGCGGTAACAGTTTCCCGTGAAACCTATAACTGGTACTCCACCAGTTTAAGATAGGCGGCAAGCGCCTCTGCGGACGAAACATATCTGTCTGACGCAACATGGATCGCAACCACGCTCCCGTTAGGTAGCGTAAACATTGCAACCCTGACAGGAAGCTTCAGTGCATTACCCTTCTCACGCATATATGTCATCCATTCAGTACCGGCAGGTATCTGAATCAGTTCAACTGGTTTTTTTCCAATAAAAAAAAGTGCATTCACCATGGTTGCTTTTCCTGTATGCCCGGGCGCCCAGCATATATA